CAGCTACCCAAAAGGAAGCCGTCTTGCGATCCAGTATCAAGCAACTTTTAAAAGAAGTACTGCAAGAAATGGAGCAAAACAATGAGTGAACCCGAAAAAACCTATGCAAACGCCTTTAGGTCTTCAGTGAACCAGAACCAAAAGGATGTTTTAGACGCTGTTTATTTAATTCAAGATGAAGTTTTCGACAAAGTGTTAGCTATGACCGGAAGCCTAAAGGGCGCGGAAGGGTTGGACATGAGATTTTTTTCTATCTGGGCGACTCACATGGAAGAAGGTTTTATGGCACTTAGAAAGGCAATCTCTCAGCCAAAGGGTAGGCTCAGAGCAAACGGCGAACTAGCATAGCATATCACTTTCACGGCTAACGTCATTTTGTGAAGTCGTGACGTTAGCCGTGAAAATTTTTTTATCAGCGAACAAGAAGGGTGGTTATGAAAAATAGTCAAAAAACATTTTAGTTTTCGTTAAATCAAATTACTATTTTTATAAACAGTATAAAGAGTTACATCGTGAAGCTAGAACACCGAGACATAACGCTTGCGCTTCCTTCTAAGAAGCTAACCCCCGATGAAATGGAGGATATTACTATCCGGTTCAAATATGCGGTTGATAAGCTGTATAAAGAGTGTGGCGACAGTAACGCGGTACTATGGGTATTACACTATGAAGCGGGGAACACATGGACGAAAGTTCTAAGCTACTTGCGTGGTTTGCGGCTGGCTGCGCTGTAATCACGGTCGCTTTTATTATCTACCTCATTAAGCGAATGGACTGACCGCCTAGGGTGATGGTGCATCCTTGCCCCGTGGATATGTAAATCTACTTCCAGGTTTTCGCCGGACGAATCAGATCGCGGGTTATCATTATCAGGAGCTACAGGACGCGCTAGGGCTTCTGGTCTTGCTTCGCGCGGTTCGACTCGTAGAACGGCAACCGCACCCGCTAGACAGATTGTTGATAAGGCGATCAAAGGCGGCACGAATGCAGCCCCTATCCCGAAGCCGATCCCCGCGACAATCAAAGTAGCAAACGCTGCCTTCTTATATCTGCTCATGACTCAGCCCCCCTGTTATTCTATGAGTATGGACAATTTATCAGCAAAAATCTGGGGAACTCAAAAAATTTGGAAACTAGTTAAGTTGCTAGATAAAATGGCGATTCCCTGTCACTGTTCCCTATGCTATAATTTGACCAACTCAGAACATCTGAACCCCACAAAAGGATTTTGTGTAAATGGTGGCGACAAAGTACACCAAGGAAATGCCCAAGAAGTTGATCACGATGTTTACCAAGGGCGAGAGTAGGGCGCATTTTTGCGCTAGCCTTAGTATCTCTAAAGCCACATTTAGCGCGTGGCTAATCGCTTACCCAGAGTTTGCGGAAGCCTACGAGGTAGCCAGAGAGAAAGCGCAAACATGGTACTTAGACAAAGCAGCAGCCCACATAGAAGAAGAAAGCGACCCAGACGGCCCCACCACCAAGCTCAACACTACTTTATGGTCAATGATTATGCGTAACCGGTTTGATTTTACCGAGCATCGCAAGCTTAAGATACCAGGACTTGCTAAGTCTCGAAACTTCGTTGAGCAAATGCAGGCCATACTCACCGAGCTTGGAAACGGGAATTTGACCGCCTCTGAAGCTACGCAGCTATCCAAACTTGTGGAAGTGGGTATAAAAGTATTTGAGGTTACCGAGCTTGAGCGCAGAGTGGCGCAGATTGAGCAGGGGCAGCGAATTGGCGCGTCTGATGGTGAGTTTAAACTGGAAGCTGAGAAAGTTTAATTAAGTGCCGGTTTATTTTGTTTCGAGTTCCCGGCTTCGAGTGCTTCCTGAACACTTTGCCGAGTCAGGGCAAGATCGGCACCGTTTATTTCACCGGATTTGAGTTTATTATATCAGGTCTAGGCGCTGGGTTCATGGGCAGCGCCTAGGGTTTTAGTATAGGTTATAGGGTCACTTCTTCCTTAGCGCAAAACCTGACAATACGATTTGTGAGGATTTGAAAGTCCGCTAAAATCGCGACTACTTCCCGCCCGTCTTCGTCTTGCTCATCGGTTGCCCCCACTCCATCCGAAAAATGGGAAGCTGCCCAACGTAGGTTATCTAATATGCCGCTTATGTCTCTTGATTTCATTCTGATTACTCCTGTTCGTTGTTAAAATTTCGTTGTTAAAATAGGTTTAATACTTCATCATTTCATCTGAATAGCCGTTAGTTAGGTCAATATCCCCTAGCTTGCGTCTTATTTCCTGCCGTACTGTGTAGCCCGATCCGTTGTGCATTTTCCAATCATCGATTGTTTCGGCGTGCATGGCTGTATCCCAATAAGTGCGTACAAAGGTAAAGGCGGCCTGGTATATATCTTCGCTAATGTCGCGGTCTGCAAAGACATATTTTGATTGCGGTAGATCATCACGCGAGTTTGAATTGTGGTAGAGGTCTTCCATGCCGTCAAAATGTCCGTATTGGTATTTTTTAATAACATCGTTTACGGCATCATAAGTAGGGCCATTAACCCAGCTAGCCCTAACTGAGCAGCCCATGCTATAGCCTTTAGAAGTCACCGAAAATTTGGTGAGGGGGAAAAGTTGCTTTAGCTCTTTACGAATCATTTGGGCGGCTTTGGCATAATCGTTTTTCATTGTCTTTTGTCCTCGTTGTTTCTGAATACAAGGCCATAATAACAAACAATATTAACTTATGCAACAGTTATGATCATTTATTTTAAATTATTTTATAAGGGGGTATTTCGGCATGTTATTAGTAGAGTAGTCTTTGTCTCGCTTAGGCTGCCGGTAGCGTGCGTATTCCTTTTGCTGAACTAGGCGCGGCTTATTGTAAGTGTCTAACCAGCCCACGTGACCATATTGAAAGGCCGCTGAAGCATGGCTTGCCCAGTCGTGAACCTCGTCAGACGTGAAGGCCCGGCGGTTTTCATCCCATCCAGAGCGAGAAACCTCTAAGGCTGCCAGGCCATGCTTGCAACTGACTTCATCGAACCAGCATTGTTTAAACGCAATCCTTGCCACCTCTACGCGCTCAATGACGCGCAGCTTTGGCACTGGGGTAACATGTATCCCTTTCTGTTCCATCGTCAGCCTACGGGTCTTGTTGCTCGTATACTCTACGTTGGTAACGTCATGGGGTAAGAAGTGATGGCCGTAGCGCTCGAACTTGTACTTTTTCTGTATCTCTAGGAGCTTTTGAACGTAAAAGTCTGTGTCTTGGTAGTTGTGGTCTTCTTGGTGAATGTATCGGAACTGGGCAGCGTCACCCACGCCGACCACCTGAAACCACCATATCGCGTTAGTGTCACGGCTTCCAATATCCCAGGACGTGTGAACCGGCAGCTTTGGGTAAACCTGGATTGCCTTTACTATGCGCCCCTGGTTTCGAGCGTCCGCAATCTGAGAGGCAAAAAACGTGCCTTTAATGGCGACCGTCTCATCGCAATAGTATTCTTGCTGTATTAGTTCCTCGTCCATGCCGCTGTCACGTTCTTCCTGGACTTCCTCGGGGCTAAAGATATAGTTACCCTCATTGTCGCGTGTCTGGTCGACAGTGAGCTTGAGACAATGCCAAGCTGGGTTATTTTTATTTTGCTCAAAGAGGCGGTAGGCGTGGCCCTTACCAAATGCCGTGTAATTGAAGGCAGCAAAGCCCTTGCTACGCTTGAGGATTGGGCGCAAGTAATCCCAGATACGGGGGTGTGTTTTGTGAAATTCGGACATAAATAGGCCGCGCAAGTTACTTCCTAGGTGCATGTTTAGGATATTATCCGCGCCGGTGACGTGAAGTAAGCCCCCAGACGTGAAGTAAAGCTTGCAACTGGTATTGTTGGGTTCGCGTGCTAGTAGGTGCTTAGGTATGCTGTCGATCCAACGCTGCCCATTTAAGTCGGTGCCTTCCCAAATGACGTTACGGGCTTGACCGATTTTAGGCAGCGTATAGACGAAGTTACCGGGAATCATGGCCGCCGTAAGCCATGCGGTGTTAAAAAAAGTGGCATCCTTGCCACCCCTTCGGTGCCACAGTTCGCAAAAGTATTTGTACTGGCCACTGAAGAACGCTTGCATCCATGCTTTTTGGTGCGGGTAAGCGTTAAAAATATCGTTAAAAAAGTCTATCTCTTTGACTAGCATACCGTGATTGTGACAACCGCGCAGCCCTCAGCCACATTGCTTTTACTGTGTCTCCAGATTGATAGTCGGTCGACCTGGTTATCATCCTCAAACACGCAGGCATGTTGCAGGGCATCGAGCAGCCCTTTAAGTAGGTTGTCTATATCCCGTTTGCGTTTGTCAGGCGGAAAAGCGTCAATATGAACAGATAGCCGACTATTACCAAACCAATGTAGGTAAGGTCGTGCCAGGTTAGCCACTTCCGAGCGAAACGCCTGAGCCTCTTTAGATAGAAACCTACGCTTTCCCCTTGTAATCCAATAATGATTAACACTAACAGGCCAAGGAACAGTAAGCCTAATTCGTTCATTTTTTGGCGCTGGAATCACGGGCAGCCTTCTTAGCCTTGCTGAAATCTATGTCAATGCCCTCATCATGTAGGACACTTTCGGCGATTTGTTCGGCTGGCGAGTCTATGGCATCCGATTTGAAGTAGAAATAACCGCCTACGGCAAAGCACGCAACGATTATAATTAAAGTAACTGGCTCAACTAATCCCTTGAACTTTGTCATTTTCGATCCATCCTTTGGCATCGTTGTAAGCTTTTACAAACTGGTCGACCGTTCCATCGCCCTTATATGTATTGTAGTGCGCCTTGTAATAGTGTCCGAGTCCGACCGGATCCATTGCGGTCGGCAGGGGTTCGGGCTGCATCCAATATTTAACACGGGCAATCAAGACATTTAACACCATGTCGGTCATAAGCGTTGATTTACGGGTCGGGAAGTGGTCGCGCTCACATTCAAGAAGTATCAAAGTTCGCAATGTTCTTTTGCTGTCTAGGTAGCGCACCACGTCCAAATAGGTAGCCCATTCGACTTGTAGAAAGCCTAACGCTGGCCCTTTTGGTAGCTGCATGATATGGGTAAGCTTGGATTCAACTAAGGCGGTGCATGTCATTAAATACAGCGCCTCAGTCGAATATAGATCGCAAGCAATCAATGAAGGCTTGATGACTTCATGTATATATTGCTGGGGGTTTATCAATCAGCAGCCTTTCTTACCCTTTCCGCCTTTACCTGGCTTCATGGGTGCGCTGCCTTTCATTGGTGCCTTGTTCTTGCCTCTCATTTCGCATACTCCCTTTGCTACTTACCTTTACCATTTAATACTTTGTCGGCCTTAGCGTCAATTTTTTTCTTTTCTGCCTCTGAGATATTCCCCTTGTTGTATTGCTGGGAAGCCCTGGCCTTAGCATTTCTAGCGTGCGATTTATTTTCGACTGGGTAGGTACGGTCAGGGCCAGCGAATGCCTTAGCGGGTAAGGCGTTCCGTGCTTTTGTGGTTAATTTAGCCATTGTCTTTCCTATGCTGGGGGTGGGTTTGCGTCATTGATTGCTTTGATGGTGTCATAGAAAGACGTAGCCTGCGGTATCTCGCCGCTGTCCATTGCATCCCATAACATTAAGAGCTGGTCTTGCACGCTGGGATAGGATTCATAGCGTTTTGTTTTGTATAGAACTTTTTTTGTATAATCGGCTACCCATTCATCGAGGGTTGCCTTGTCAGGTATAGCTATTTCATAGGGCCATTCGCTAATAACCCCACCCCGTTCGCCTAATCCTTGTCTGTAACCCAGCTTATCGATGACTGCATCTATTAACATTTCAATTCCCTATGCTGTAATTTCTGTAATTTTTAAGAAAGCAAAACCTTTGCCGCCCATAGTAACCGACCCATCTTGCGATTGCAGGACATAGGCCGTACCACTGTCACAACCATATCTTAATGTAAAGGTAGTGGCGGAGGTAGTACCAGCCACCATGATATATTGCAGGTAGTAAGAGGTACACCGTGCCACTGAATCCGAGTTAATCTCGATCCCAACGGCTACTGCATTAGCTGCCCCATCTTGAAAGAGTGCGCCGACCCACTGGGTGCTGGCACTCGACCGCCCAATCATTGATATGGCTACTTCGATAATCAGTAAACTGCTTGCGCTAGTAGGGGTAATGGCCTGACTAAATAATTGGGTTCCCTCTCCAACCTGTGGGATAGAGGTATCGCACGGTATGTTGCTTGAGTTACTGGTAGGGGTAGAGGTAGAAGTGTACACCGTTTGAATCAGTTTACTTGATCCCCCACTGGCGGCGATGGTGATAGATCCGGCCCCTGGGGTGATTGTGATACCGGAACCCGCCGTAAGTGATGCAGCCACCGGCGTTCCGCTGGTATCCCCAATAATGAGCTGTCCGTCTGTCATCGTTCCCGAAAAGACAGGAACACCTGTGGCACCCGTGACTAATACGGCACTGTTAGCCGTGGCTAATCCTGCGATGGTATTGGCAGCAGAGGAGTAAAGAATTTGATTTATTGTCGTACTGGATAATCCTGTACCCCCACTAGTAACAGCAACAGGAAGCGCCAAGGGTGCCGATGAAAATTGACTGAAGGTCACGGGGTCTGTTCCCACTGCCGCTACGGTGGCAGTTTGCAACCAGAGTGTGTTAGCGTTCACGGTTCCCGCGCTGATAGGCACTAAGTCGCCTGGGGTTATTTCGGCGGGTGCGTCATAGTCGGTCGTTCTGGTTAATACCCAGTTAGTTGCACCGCTTCCAACGTCAGTAACCGTATATATACCGTTTTGGAAGGTAGAAGCCTGGTTTTTAATAAGTACGCGCTGTGTAGCGCTTGGAGACTGTCCATCAAGCGAGAAAGCCGCCTGTGTGTCTGCATTGGTTAGGGTCGCACCCACACCGGACGCACCGTTATCGTAAGTTACCGTTAAGGCTATTGTACTGGCAGCGACACACGCACCTTTAAAATCAAGGCCAGCGATAAGGGCATCGGCGTATTGCTTGGTTACGGCTTGCATAGCGCTTACTGGATCGGCGTTTAGCGTTACCGTGCCAGGAAATACAACAGTACTGGACAGGGTTAGACTGGGCGTTGTTGTTCCGTTGGCTACGTCAATCTGATTGGCTGTACCCGATACGCTTGTTACTGTACCGCCTGAGCCAGTAGCCGCGATTGTGATTGTGCCAGCCCCGGGGGTAATCGTTACACCGCTTCCAGCAGATAGAGACGCGCCAACAGGTGTACCACCCGTAACACCAATAACGACCTGTCCATCGGTTAATGAAGAAGTAAAGACGGGAACGCCTGCCACGGTGGTAACCAGGGCCGCGCTATTGGCGGTTGCTAATCCCGCGATGACGTTATTTGCAGAGGAGTAAAGCAACTGATTTATAGTCGTTGTGGCCGGATAGGTGGCAGTCGACCAGGCTGGGGCCGTATTAGAGCCAGACATTACAATTTGATTGGCGGTAGCTGTCGGCGCAAGAATGGCTAGGCTATCTGCGTCACTGTAAACGATACCCCCGTCAGCCGCCGTGAGTGCCACCCCAGCGCCGCCTCTGGCCATAGCTAAGGTTCCCGTCCATCCAGCCGTGATGCTTGCAGCTCTCAATAAGGCGGTAAGGGGTGTGCCACCTAATGTTAGTGTGACGTTTGTGTCATCCGTTTTTGATAGGGCAGCCCCGGCGGTCGCTGCGTCCACGTACTGTTTTGTGGCGGCAGCAAGCGCGACCGATGGATCGTTAGGTAGTAGTAAATCGTTTCCAGATACAGCAAATGGGGAATCATCCAATGCCCCAGTAGTGTTGATAAACATAGGGATTTGATTAGCAATAGTTGCGGCGCTGGTACTGGCGACATTTAGATAAGCCAATACACCAGCGGCCACGCCCACAACCTGCCCATTAGTTCCGATACTTGCAGGCCAGCGCTGGCCATTAAGATTTAGGTATTGTGTGGCCGTTAGGTTTAAATCAATCGCTGAACTAATCGACCAGCTAGCAGCAGTACTCTGCATTACAAGCGCGTCAGTAAGCTCGATATTCATTTGTTGGATTTCGTTACCCGCCGATATTTTTGTGCGTACAAGGCGGTTAGCGTCTGTGAAGTTTGCACCAAAGGAACCCACGGGGAACTCTGGTACGGTAGCAACCTCAATCGCGGTGTTACCTGCGTTCTTACGCCATATACCCCCAGCGGTTAGGATTGGAAGCCATCTATCTAGGGTAACCGTGTCATCCTGTGATACTTGAGCGTAGGGCGCGTATTTGAGTTGTAAGTAATCCTGGGTGGTTTGCTGTTGCTTAATCATGATGATGTCACGATTAAAGTCGCTGTTCAGGTCATCACCAGTTAGGTTTGAAACTGTCGGCGAATAAATCGATGTCCGGTCGACTGGGGTATCGCCGTAAATGGTAATGATGTCGTTGACTGTAGCCCCGGTAACCAGGGTCATCGTGCCGCCGCTGGCTGTTCCTGCCCCTGATAGGCCGTACTGTCCAGCGCCACCGCCTAGGACTAGCTTTGTACTATTTTGGTATACAACGATGTCCGTATTGGCCAAAAACGGAAAAGTGATCGCAAACACCGTTTGGGAAGCGGTAGCCGTGTACTGCTTACGTTGGGGCGTGTCGGCAATTCTGATATTTGGCATTTAATAACATCCTTGTTATTTAAACATGTCCTTAAGTTTGGTCTCTTGCGCTTCCTCGAACCCCAGCTTTTTAGCCACGGCCCCCGAAACCTTCCTTGACAAGTAGTAAGTGTAAAATAGATTCTGGTAAGGGGCGAGCCTTAATATTTTCTCAAAGTCTTTTGTCGTTAGTGGGTGTTCGCCGTCTGCCTTCCTGATTGAGTTAACGAGATTAAACATTTCATCGAATGCGCCGGTAGACGGGCCGAGTAATGCGCCCCAGAGTGACCGGGATTGATAGCGCGAGGCTTGCGTGCCAAAGCCTAGCCCTGCTTTCTCTGCCATGTTGTAAACCTCTGAGAGGATACCAAGCAGGCCGCTGCGGTCGATTGCTTCCCGGGATAGTTTAGAAAAACTTAGATCGATGTTGTCATTGCCGCGCACTGCCTGGGTTACCGCATAGCTGAACGCGCCTAGCCCTAGCATGGTGGCCATGCCCCAATAGGTGTTTGCATCGTTACGGCGCTGGATACCTGAAAACAAAATCTTATTGGTAGCGGTGAAGGCAAAAGACTTAAACTGTAGTAGCAACTTACCTAGATTTGTATGCGCTATGAGCGGCTTATCACCGAGGCCGGGAACGATTACAACCGAGTCAATCTCTTTGGCGGTCGCCCGTTTAAAGGCTTCTAGCGCGCCTCTGTCATTGTGATTGCTGGGATCCCAGGTAACCCAATTAGCAAAATACGTGCCACCTTCGTTTCCTTTACCGCTCTTTACCCACATATCATAGATGCTTTGATACTGGCCCTTATCGATACCAAGGCGAGCTAAGCGCGTGATTTCTTCCTTAGTGATGGTTCCATTGTGCCAGGCTTCAATCGACTTTAAGGTACGGTTAATACTCATGGTGCCAGCGATTACTTGCTGGGTGTCGTTCCATTGGTTCATGAACGTAAAATTACCAAAGGTCTCGACCATCTTATCGAAGGTGCGCCCAAAGAATGAGGGTTGAGTAGAAAGCCCCTCATGCCCGGCCATAGACTTTAAACGGGTTCCCTTAACGGTTTCCAGGGCGTACCCCATAGCCTGTATGTCGTCCTTTGACATATTCTTCAGGGTGCCGAATACATCGCCTAGCAAGGGGCGTAATCCGTGGTATAGCGTGGCAAATGGGCCGTGGGTAAGTACGTGCATTCCTATATCGGGAATGGCTGAAAGTGTCATGAACCCTAGGAGCCTGACATAGTTCCAGTTTAGGAATGCCTTGTAATACTTAGAGGCGCTATTGTCATGGACGTTAGGGCCATCGCCATAGATACCCAGGATTAGCTCAAAAGAGCTGGTTATATTCTTTTCCTGCTTCTTGAATTCTTTATTAAGCTTGTCGGCTTCCTTTCCTTTCACGCCTTCAGACTTTGATTCTAAATCGGCTTGTATCTTGTACGCCTCACTGCCTGGCGCATTGCCAAATTCTTTAAAGGCTTTCTCTACGGTCTTTCGGTCTTTCTTATTTAGTCCGCTAATTCTAAATTTAAGTTCGTCATTCATCTTAGAGATTTCGTTATTGTGCCAGTCTTCAATAGACTTGTAGCCGAGCTGATGGGCTATCTCAGTCATGCGTACAACCGGAATCACGGCACGGGCGTAGCGTTCGGCCACCTCTGAGGCGTTTTGATTCTGCCAGTCAAAGGCCAGCCGTTGCGGTATCATAAAGGTACGCTTCTTAGCCGAGGCAGGGCGCTTGTTTAACTTATTAACTACCGCCTTAGAAGGCCCCCCGATGTCGTTACCGATAATACGGTCGTAGGTTTGTTCAGCCGCCAATCTTATGTAATCAGGGTCTAGCACTGGCTTTCTTAAGCGCCCTTGCTTGCCTTCACTTTGGTGAAAGATAGCGGCGATCTCATCCGGGTCTAGCACCCTACCCGCCAGATTTTCGGCGAGCTTGTTGGCTTCCGCTTCTAGGACGGCGATTTGTTCGTCCAGGTTTCCGAGGTTTTCGGCGCTGTACTTCTGCTTTGACTCTTTGATTTTTTGCTTTTTATCTTTAATTTCACCCAAGATTTTTTGATATTCCGGTGATTTATCGACCTTTCTGACCAATTCTTTTAAACTTTTTTCCTTTTCAGAGACTTTTTTTCGCAATTCTTTAACATTTTGTGGCTCTGTACCCGTGCGCTCGATCATTTCTTTCGTTTTTTTGATGTCCAGTACCAGCTCTTTGTACTCTGGGTACTTCTTGATCTCGCGTAAGGTCTGGGAAGCTATGGCCTTAGCCTTCTTACCCAGTTTCTTTTCGATGTCTGCCTGCATTCCCTTAATGGTGGTTACGTCCGCTTGGTGCTTGGTAACCTTTTCGCGCTCTTTCTTCATCTCTTTTTCGAGCGTGTGGACTTTATCCTCTAGGTGTTCGATTTCCATATCGAGCAGACGCTCGACTTCAAGGCTAGGGGCTTTCTTGTTCTTTGCATCCCGAAGCTTTGCGCGCGCCTCTGATAGCTTAGATTTGGCGCTACCTAAGTCTTTATGCTTGACCACCACTTCGGCGTGGGCCTCTTTCCGCATCGCCTCTGCGAGCTTTAAATCAAGCCCTAGGGATACATAATCCGTATGGCCTGAAAAGCCTTTAACGCTGTTCTTAACCTGGGTTAGCTTCTTCTTAAGCTCAGCTAGGTTAGTCCGCATCTCTTTGACATTGGCCCGGCGGTGTTCGCGGTTTGCCTTTCTGATGTCATGCTCTAGGGTTCTAATTTCTTTTTCAGTGGCGCGGTATTCTGGGCTTTGGGCGACATTCTTAACGGCCCGGCGTAACTCACGTTCTAGCTTACGTGACTGTTGTTCTAGCTTCCTGGTTTCCGGTGGGGTCATGCCACGTTTAACCCGGCGCACACGGTCTCTCAGGGCTTTAGCGTCTTTAACCTCTTGCTGTGCAAATTGATAAAAAGTATTTCCGTGAATGCTTTCTACGACCTTATCGATCCTGTGCATCCAGTCGGTCGTCAATTTCATGAAGCCGCTTTTATCTTCTTTGAGTTTTTGCTGGTTCCAGTTCACGGGGAAGTAGTCAAAAGCGTTCTGAACCGTGGCACCCTTGGGCAGCTCACCCAAAGCGATCAGGGCTTCCTTATAGGGTTCAAATATCTTGTCGCGGATTAGGGCAGCGGCTTTATTTACTGCTTCGTTGGGGTGCTTGGTGGCTGTGAATAAGGTATATGATACGGCCTTTTGGTAGGCATCGTTGTTTAAGATCGCGCCGGAAAGGTCAGCCTTTGCCGCCCTGTTTGCTCGCATCTCTTTGCCGAACCCTGAAGATATACCGGCTTGCTCATAGAATAGGTTATCTACCTCAATCAATACCGGCGCTATGGCTCGTATGCTCGATACGATGTTGCGCTCTGCGTTGATGGTAGCCTCGCCTTGTTCGTTTTTAACAAGGTTGTAAGTGGTCTCTATGACGCTGGTCACCACGTCTTTAGGGGCTTGGAACTCACTAGTCAGCATGTCATTTGATATGCTGGTCTTCATTCCCTTTTGAACAAATTTAGGCATGTTCGCCAGTTGATTACCGCTTATGTGGGCCGCTGAGCTTCCGTGCTTGTAAGGGGTAAGGTTTTCTTCCTTTTCGGTGAAAACGTCCAGGATTTCGGCTTTGGCACGCTCACGGTTCTTATTGGTGAAGCGTTTAAGTTTTGGGCCTAGAATGGGTGACACTCCACCGATAGCCGCGCTGAACAAGCCACCGGCTGCCGTGTTCATAATGCTTTCATCGACTTCACGGCTTAATTGTGTTCGCTGTAAAAATGATTCCTGAACCGCCGTAGAGATAACGCCAGCGGCCCCGGCTTGCAATGCGCCCTTTGTGGCTCGTGACATACGCTTTAGGTTGTTAAAGATAACGCCGCCGGGTAACCAGTTGGCTGGGTCAATCGGTTGCAATCCAAAGTTATAAAAAAAGGATTTCCAGGGATTGGAAGCAACTAAGGCGGTGCGTTCGTTTTCTTCATCTAGGGTACGCATCACGCTATAGGCTTCGTCCTTGTTGGTCACAAGTGCGTAAGCATCAAACTGACTCATGTGACGGCGTGGCACGAACTCCATAAAGTCTAGGCCCATGTTCTTATCGGGATCGAAGGCCGTAGCTTCTGGGCGCTTTAAGAATGAGCCTATCGTGGTATCACGAAAGAATATGGCCGAAAACAGATTGCCGGTAGGTTCTTCAAGAGGTGCAGAGGTCTGTAACCGATTATAGGTTAGTGGTGGTAGGGTAGTAATCGATTTACCCAGGTCTGTTAAATCAAGTTCATCACTCATTTTTCTGAAGTATGTCCTGTAACTCTTGTAATGTTGGCCCCTCTTTCTTCGGCGCATTCCTTCTGCTTTCGCGGCTCTTATTAGGAACATCTGGGGCTGCGCCAATCCATTGCCTTAACTCATATTTCATGGCTTCGTGTAACTGTTTGGTTTGTGCCTTATCTAATATTGATTTCAATCGTTTAGCGTCTATTTCGCCAAAAGCGGCAGGGTTAATTTTGTCTAAATCATTCAGAACGATATAGGCCAGGCCGTCCTCTGACTTAGGGTTTGGCAACTGTTGGTATACGCCGAACTTATCTTTGGCAAAAACCCCGTATACAAACCCCTCTCCCCTCGCCCGTGTTTGTCGGTTGGACTTTAGAACGATGTCGGATTTAACGCCATTTACCTCAATAGGAACCGGGGTATCTGGCGAAAAGAAAGATTCTGCGGGTGTTGATATTGGGCCTATGGCCGTGGCTACAGTAGTGCCGGTTGTATCGCTGTACCCTAGTGGTCTAAAAACATAATCGTCAGCGCTGTATTTTTCGGGAATCGGTGGGCCGTACAACTTCATTTTGTACTTGCCGTTTTTGCTGGTCACCAATTCATTATTGGCTTTGACAATATAATCTAGGCCGGTTACAACTTGGTTTCGGACATTATAAGTGCCAGCGCTTAAGGGAAATTCTCGTTCCGGCGCACCCCAGCCGATTTCATCCTTTTCAAACCAGATAGACTTACCGGCCCCGCGCATCGCATTTTTTGTCATGCGGATCGCTTCTTCTTGATTACCCGCAGAATCATAGGCATTTAAAAATGCTTCCTTCATGACAAAGTAAGCCCCATGATCCATGAAGGGATCCGGGGTTGCATCAAATAACTGCTTGTAGAGGGCCGGGCCATTTTTCTCTAGGAAGGTAGTAGCGGCCTTATATCTTTCTTTTACCTCTGAGTCGCTTACCTTCATAACCTGATTGATTGCGCCCTTAATGGCATCCTCTGAAGGGGTATCTGTTCCATTTAAAAGGGTGGTCATTTTTTGGGCGATAGCTTGTGCGTCTTTAGAAAGGCTAATTAGGTTTTCTTTATCACCCAACACCGCCGTAGAATATAAGCGTCCTGCGGCCATTGTTTCAGCTGGGATCATTGATGTTAACTTTGCGTTCATGATCTTATCGAAGTCAGGAACATTGGTGTCTAGCTCTTGCACCATCGAAAACTGAGCTTCGAGTGACGCAGGTGTTCCGGTAATTTCTTCGTATTGCTGCAATCGACTGTCAAAGATTTCGTTTATGACTCCCTTATCAACTTTGGCGGATTGCCCTAGAGAGATTTGGCGCATGGCCTTTGTGATTTTGTCGGCTCGCGTGTTCTCTTTCATCTGATTTTGTAAGAACGCACCGAAAACCTGTTGCTGTTGAAAAGGGGTAAGCACCTCATAGGCTGGGTGAGATTGCAGGCTTTCCAAGCTACTGATATGGTCAGGCGAGTAGGGGTTGATCATATCGTTTTGTATGATCTGTTTGGCAAGTGCCTGGTTTGCGCTGTCCGCAGAATTGAATGTGTTCTGCATGGCGAGCATCTTTTGAAGCGCCGTAAAATGCTGTTCAGTCGTCAAACCTTCTGGCTTCTTAGCTCCATAACCTGCTAGGAACTTTTCAGATTCCCCGGCCTCACGCGCGGCCATATATGCGCCGACTTGTTCCGCTATGGTGGCGGACTCGTTGAGCTTTGCGGTAATCTCAGGTAGCTTATTTTCAACCTGCTTGCTTAGATTCCGGTAGTTTTCGAGTATGTCACCGATGTTTTTATTGGCTTCTGCGACTGCCTCTTTATTGCCGATTGAATATGCTTCATCCCTTATCTTTTCGGCCTTATCTAAGTCACGCTTTAGACTGCTAAGCACTTTCTCATTGTCATAGTTAATTGACTCATTCAACATGCTAATTTGAACGCGGCTAACTAATGGGTCTAATCCTTGCTTAACGGCTGCCCTATTCTCTGGCCTTGCATTCTCTAATATCCCGGACTGAATGCCCTCTATTCTTGCCTTAAATAGGGCCGGTGTTTGCTCGCTGAACTTAGATTTGTCCGTCATCTGCGTATAGGCTTCAAGCAGTTGATTTTTACCTTCGGTAAGCAGTTGATTTGTTTCGATTTTCACCACGGCATCGTTATAGGCAGCCGTGGATTTGGTCAAAGGGAAAGCTAGGTTCTTTGGGGCGCGGCCTTCTAGGGCAGCCTGTTGGCCAGCCAGTCCGCTTTGATAAGCCGCTTGATTGGATAATTGTGTACCTAAAATCTGGGTAAGCTTGCCCATAGACTCGCCCATTTTTGCATAGGCGTTATTGTTCCCGGTATTAACGATGGGCGTGATTACCTTTCTTTCGATAGGTTCTAATTCTTTAGCCATTATTTCGGCCCTTTAAGCTTTGCTTGCGTTAGGTTGTTCACGTTCCAGGCATTGATAGAACTACTGATAGCGCCAAGAGCCGCATTTGTTTTGCGCGAACTTCTATTTGCTTTGGCTTGTGCGGTTTGGTTTAGAGCCTGTACATCAATAAGCTTGCCACCGCGCTTAATGGCTTCCTGGTCTTTAAGGAAGTTGCTATAGGATTCCCCGCCGAATTGTCTGACCAAAGAGCCGCTGCCGCCTCGCATACTGGCTAGGGCAACCTGTGAGGCTAGGGCTTTCCTAAATCCCCCGGCGCTTGCGTTGGCCTGTTCTGCGGCCTGATAGTGGGCTTGCTGGCGCTGAAGCTCGATAGCGGCTTCATCCATCTTGTACTGACTATTTGCCGCGTTTCGCTCACTGACATATCCATAGGCGGACACACCCGTAGCGGCAGCGGCAAAAGCTAAAGCGGCGACCTCTGGCCCCATTAGGACACCTCCAATTCATAGCCAACGCCGATGATTGTCATCGGGCCTGGTAGCGATTGAGTAACTAAAAATTCTTGCCGTGGGTTCCAATCGTTTAGGGGTTCTACCTTTTCAAAATCGGTAACCGGCTGGACGGGTTGCCCTAGGGTGTAATTTCCAAGCGGGATAATGGCTATATCTTTGAGTGAACCTTCGTAGCCTGCTTGCAGGTAAAGCGAGTCCACATAATCGACATACATGGAACGCACATATTTTTCGGAATAGGTTTGGTCGCCTTCTTTGGTCGGCGTGTTCAGCGGCATAGGAACGAGTTTAGGCTTGTACTGTATGCCTATATCGACAACGGCGAACTCTTTACCGATGTTGGTTGCGCCGGTGGAATCAACAAAAAATGGGCCATAGGTAGCGCCGTAGGCAATGGCATAGACTTGCTGGCCCTTGAGGTTAGTCAAGCCAGTGACGGCCCCCACGGAGTTACTAGAAGTCGTAACCGTGGAATCCATGTATTTGTCGAAATTAAGTTTCTCTAAGAACAAACGGATCCCTGTGTTCATAATGAGTCTATCTTCAATAGGGATAGTCGTTACCGTTTCCGTGGTGCGCCGTATCCGAATCCAGAACCTTGATTCTACACCATTTACGGTGTTAGGTGCCCAGTCAAGCACGTCAGTAAATGTCCAGGTGATATTACCGGCGACAGTAAAGCCGGTCGTGCCATCTGTCGGGGTAAATACGTTCCAGTTCCCGTTCCCGTCAAGGTACTCGAAGGTAGGAGCTAGGTTGTGACTGGACACCGTATTAAAAGCAAACTGTAAGCCAGTAAACGGAACATCGTTACCGAAAACCACATAGTCGTACTGGCTTGTGAACATGGCAACATCTGTACCAGCGTCCCCGAATGCAGTGGTTTGATCGTCAAAGGCGGTCATATCGGTATTCGATAGATAGGCGTAGTCCATTGTCGACTCATAGCTTGCGCCTAAATTTATTTGTCGCTCAACAATCACGTGGGCCTGTATTCCATCCCCGATTACGCGCTTGTATAAACCACGGGTTGTACGCATTGACCAGGCGGCCACATTCTGATCGATAAGGGTATTGTAAAAAAGCATGGTTCCATTGGCCTGTGTAGCCATATAGAGGCGTGCCATGATGTTTTTAGGTTCCCAGGAAGCGTTTGTTTCCAGTGTCTCAAAGAGGTGAGCCGACAAAAGCCCGATGGGTGTCGCGATATATTTAGCGTCAGCCGTAGAATACATCGACTGAATAACCTGTGAGCGGTTACCGTTGATATGCAGGATTTGATTATCCAGCGACACGGGTTCTACATCGCTTGCTGGGTCTTTGCTCTGTGGAGCGAAATAGAAGTTAGAAGGGGATAAGGGTGACTCGACCAAGGGATTTTGGGCAAACGTCTTATTGCTGGTTAGGAACACCAGATTATCTTCGGCGACAATCGCTTGTACGGATTGATTACCCTTTCCATTAAATGACGCTGAGAAACCGGCGGTTGCGTCCGAACTGGAATCGTCAAAGCTGTCATATACGCCGGATTCGGATATGGCCACGACATTAGGAAGCGCTGGACTACGGCCCAGTGCGAGACGGTTTAAAAAAAATGCCCCCCGAGACGGCCATCCGTGATCGGCACCGGCTGGAACACCCCCGCCGGAAGTCCACATGATTTCCGAGAGAGAGGCTAATTTGCCGTCTATGGCTGCCGTGCTTACAAAATCGTCAATAATTGTCATAACGGCGACTGTAGTACTGGTCACCGAGGTAATTCGCGCAATGCCCCCACCGCCTACAAATAGGCCGCCTACGTGGTTATTTGTGAATATGGCACTGGAAGCGGTTAGGTTAACACCTGAACCCGTAGTCGCCGCCGGGGTAAACGTAAATGCGGCTACTCGATACTGAGTACCCCCAATCACCGTAAAATCGAACACCGGATAAAGCGGAAAGGGCAGCGCCGTAAATGTCCAGGTCGCATGATCTGCGCCACGGATTAACTGGCGAGTCGGTACGGTGCCATGCAAAAACAAGATCCGGTCTTGCCCGGGTGCGAAGTGAATGTCTTCAATTTTAGCTACTGTATAGGCGCTTCCGTCTACGCTGGCGCGTAAGACTTCATCGTAATAAATATCTATGGCCACGGTAAAAGTGGTATCTGGCCGAATAATGATTGTATAAACGATGTCGTCATCAACGCTGTATTGAAAATCAACGCCGTTAATGTAGGCCGCATTTGTTACCGGGGCATTAGCATTAGTGCGGTCGACCATAATATCGGTGTACGTCTGGCCTGGTGCCAAAGTACCGGCCCCCGTCCATAGCGCGATCATGTTACGAAGCTTTCTTGCGCCTTTGGTGAAAATCTCAAAATCAGATCGAGCGAGTAAGGTGGGGTCTAGCTCACCACGTGAAAAGCTGTTGTGTATAGTCGTAAAGGTCATCGCGGCCAGCCATTTCTATTGTCTCTGAAGTTGTAGCGCACCTGCGCCCAGGGGTTTGATTTAATGGTGCGTGTGGGTGAATTTTGACCGTCAGCGAACAAGGCGCGGGATTCCCACATTTTAGTATTGGAATCGAGGCGAGCTAACAGCCTATCGGAATTGGTGACGGATACGCCTAGCATGGTGGCTAGGGCATATACGATATAAAGCGAGAATGCAGGCGGCCATTTACTGACCGGCACATTCTTAGAATAAATTGCGGTTAAAGATTGGTTGCTCGTGGTTAAAATTCTGTCGCCAAACACGATATAGGGAATGAGTGGGTAAACTCTGTGTAGCATCATAATATCGGCGGGTAAGTCCCAATAGTAGAGCCAGCCCTCAAAGCTGGGCGTTAAGTCGGTTAGGGTTCCCATTGCTTGAAATTCTTGAGCGAAACGCCAGCGGTTGCTACCCAGTTCTGCGCTAATCAAGGTGCCATAAAATCGGGCGGCATCTTGAGCGAATGGGCCACCGGAAGCGATGGTATTGAAGTTACCCTTTCCACAAAGTGAACACGCCTGCGAGATTATCTCGATGTCGGTTGTTGGCGGCGATATGGAAAGTGGCATCTAACATCCTTAAAAAAATCCCGGGAACGAAAGGGAACGCCCCCGGGTAGCCGTTAGACTGTTGGAATAACGCTGTACCAAACATGGGCAACAAAGGTACTGTCGCCAGTGGTAAATGCGCCGGTAATGTTCGATAAGTACAAGCCTTTGTTAACGCAGGTGCTGAACGTCTGAGGTACAACGCCGGTGTTGAACATGAAGCCTGTGGAGGCCGCGGCCTGGAAGGTAGCAGCGGATAAAGTGGTCGAGGCGATAACCCCGGCACCGTTAATGGTTGAGTCGTACTGAACAGCAGCCACACCACCAGCAGCGTAGTTAGCGCCGACGTATGTCATTAGCAAGTCGAGTCTGTGCAGAACCAACAGGGTGTTGGCACCGCCAGCGGCGACTAACAATTTCGGCGCGGCGTACATGCCGTTGAACTCAGCGGCGCTGATAGCGACAGCGGCATACTTAACCACCAATGGCGAGATCATGGCGCTAAGCACTTTGCTAGTACCGATTGCAGTCACACCCGCATTGCTGACAGTTACATCACCAGTAACCGCAACAGCGGTAGCCACGTTACCCGCCGAACCTACGAGTATCTCAGCGCTTGGTAGGGCCGCTAATTTGCTGAAGTCAATCGCAGCAGCCGCGTCTACTTTAGCGTTTGTTACCGCACCATCCACAATGTTTGCCGTATCAATCGAGTTAGCAGCCGCAAACGCACTAACTTCTACGTTAGTGGTTACATCGGTTACCTTGTACATTCCGTTGCCATCACTACCGGATATGATAATGGTGTCGCCAATAGCCAGCGGCCCGTCACCATCGACCAGATCTTGCATGAAGTCATTGAAGTACCCAGCCGCGGAAATTTCAGCGACCGTATCATCGGCACCCGTACTGCTTCCGTTGTATGTCCAGACTTTGAGAGCGACAGTGTTACCAGAACTTGAAACACGTGCCATGTATTTGATATTAAAAGCCATTTAAGTTATCTCCCTGATAAAGTTTTCCGTTTAGTCCTTAAACGTAATCAATTTCGACTAAGCCCTTTGCATCGATAACGGCGGCGTTAGCGGATAGCCACATGTTGATCAAGTAAGAAGCCTTCACGTTTTCCCAAGAAATATCGCCGCCCAGACGTTCACCGGAACCATAGCCAACGGCCATTGAGTTCCATGCAAAGGCTTTTCCACTGGGTAACCCAGCTTCTTCCATGTCAGGAATTACGATAAAATTGAGGCCCAGAAGCTTCATTCCGTCTAACCCGTCAGCCGCGATAGCCTTTTGATTAACGTAGAAAGCTGAGGTTAATTTTTCTTCTTGGAGCAAGTCTTCTTCTGCTTCAGCAGAGATAACCAAGAACTTTTCGCCCATGTTGGCAGAACGCTTACGCAAGAATTTGTGTACAGCGGACAGCTTCGCATAGGTGAATCCCGTACCACCGGCAGCGATTAAAGCGCCCTGGGTGTCGGAAGGAGTAGCGGAGTAGGAAGCGGCGTTAACCACATCGATGATCAGCTGATCGGCGCGTCTGGCCAATGCCCAGGAACACAACTTGGTGTATTCACTTACGGCGTTGACTGCGATTTTGTCGATGAACGATCTATCCACGTATTCAGGGGCGTACCAATCCTCGATAGTCAGCGTCACATCTCTGTTGCTAATGTTTAAAGGTGTTACGTCATCCTGCGGCGATTTCTGGTTGGCAATACCCTGGCCAAAAACTGGGAAATGTAGAACAGAACCCTTCACACCAGATTTGGTGCGAACGGATTTTTCTAAAAGGAAACCTGAAGATTGAAATTCGGCGTGAGCATCACTTAAGAATTGCTCGATGAGAATCTGGTCTAACTGAAGTGACATTTTATGCCCCTTAAAAAATTAAAAACGATATGAAACAAATATCGAATTACATTTTTCAGGGTGTCCCAGTCAGTGACGCGGCCCACTTGCGTGGGGTATCCCGTATGCTGCGGCCTGTCGTAGTTCTTGATTCCAGTATAGCAATGGGATACCTTTTGACAAGTATCGTAGCGGTAGGTCTAGCGTTTGCCGCGCATCTCACGCAACTTAGCATCGCGGAATCGGTTATGTAGCTGGGTTTCATAATTTCCGTCTTGAACCCTCAGCCCGGCTTTAATCTCTTTGCGGTACTTAATCTTGTCCTGCTCGACCTCTGAGGCGGACTCAAACTGCACGGCGTTCGATGACATAGTGCTAGGTACGTTGGTCTTATTTGGAATCATGGCTTTCAAGGTGCTTAGAAGGTGGAAGTCCTTTTCGTTGACTATCCATGAGCGCATCGTTTCCGCATCCTCTGGGCTAAAGGAGTCATTAAGCCAGCCGTCTACGTCCTTAATAGCCGTGGCATCCTTTTGTGTGAGGGTCTGCTTAAGGTCGGCCTCTAATTTAGTAACTGCGGCCACCTGTGCGGCCTGATACTTTGTGATTAGGCGTTCAAACCCTTCCTGGGATAACCCCATTTCTTTAAGTTCCGGCTTTAAATGGGCAAGCACTGGATCGTTTGGGTTAATCCCTTGGATACCATCCATTTTATAATCGTCTTTGGGTGGCCCCCATACTGGCCCAATAAGTTTACGCATTTCGTACTGGGCCTTTGCCTGGTCTTCAATGCTTTTATATTTATCTTTCATGAACCATTCCGGTAATTCCGGAGTACTGTTTTCCGGCGGTGTCACCGCATCTGCGGTAGCGTCCGGCGTAGGTGCAGTAGCAGGAATAGCAGGAATAGCAGCTTGCGGGGCGGCGGCGGCGGCGGGTTCAGGTGCGGCAACGGCTGGCGCATCTGTCGATTGAACATCCTGTTCTGACATATTTATTTCCTTTCACGGTTTACTTTCTGGGGTTCGTCTGCTTTTTTGGGGTTGACCATAAACCCCTGTCCTGAGCGCCGGACGGCACGCAGAAATTCGTTTCGGCCTTCGTTGTGGTCGGCGAAAGATCGGTCTACACCGGGGATACAGACGGGCGCATAGAAGAAGCGATGTTCACACATTTGAAGCCATTCCTTACCGGCTTCTGTATTAAAGTAAATGTGGTAGTTCAGTTCATTAAAGCGTTTGAACCATGCTTCGTCATAAAGCTCCTGCGGGGTTTTGGGTCGCTGTGGTTTCGTCACCTGGGATCATTCCTTGTTCCATAGACTGGCTAGCAAAGTCGGCTGCGGCTTGCAGCTCTTGTTCAATCTCTTCCTGAGATTTAATTACATCTAAGTTAGCCCCGGAGTACTGGGCCATTGCTTGCGTAAGCTGTGCGGGTCTGAGCGTTGCGGTGGCGGCTTCTGGGCCGACCATAGAGGCAAGTGCTTGGTAGTACCCGATTAAGGCATTGGCTTTGATTTGGCCGCGTGCCGTCATTAAAGGGGTTTCATATCGAAGGCTGAGGATTTCGCCATCGAGGGAAATAATCTTGTTTCGGATTTCTGGCCCCATGCCTTCAAAGATTTCAGGGCGTACCTTGTTCAAGATAAAGAGTGTTCGCTGAATGGTCGGGTCAAAAAACTCTGTTTGCAGACGGGGAGCCATCGCGCTAAAGTTTTCGAGATTCTCCATGTACCTAATATTTTGTTCGGTAGCTGTCTTATCTGGGGAAGTAATCGGGCCTAGGGGTGCAGTAAACAGGAGTTCGTTAATCTGTTGGCGGAAGTCGTTAATCACCAAGGCGCTAAAGTTAATGTCACCACCACCGGGAAACATTTGAATAGGCCACTGGCCCATAATCATTTGAACGGGAATTATATTTCCAGGACGGGCTTTAAAGGTATCTGGGTTGAAAGCTGAGTCACTGGCTGACATATACATCGGGTTAGCCGTGAAAGCGGCGGCCATCAATTCGTCACCCACGGCCTCGTTAATGGTGGCAGCGGTTGGGTAAGCATCAAGGGAAGGGCCGCGACCACGGGTTTCACCGGCAAGTTTTCGCATACGAAAGATAACCCAAGGCCAGCTAGCGCTAGCATCTTCAAACAAAACCTCTTTCTGGTCGGTGAGTACCGCATATTTGTATTTCTCTTTGGGATCGGCGTGGTTATCAATGTAGCAACACTCGTAAATGTTAACTTTGTCGTCTTCTTTTTTGTTTGATGGAGCCTTAGCCTTTGGCCATAGCATCGGGATATAGTCTACTCGAACGTCATACCAGTCGCGGAACACGCCATCGATTCCACCGAGCGGGTTACCTTCAAGCATAACTTGCGATACTGGGCAAGCCTCGAATCTAAAGGGGTTTTTATAGGTTCCCTCATTGATAGCCATGATCCCAGTCGATATGACGGTATCCGACATTGATTCGGCGACAGCGAGGTAGAAGTTTGAGCGGTCAAGGATGTTGAAATACTGGTCGGTAAACTTTTGTGTGGCGGACAGCGCCCGATTATAGTCTGATGAATTTTCATCCCCGAAAGCATCCCCGGGCATATATTTAAGCCATTGCTGGCCCTGCGGCACCATCCCAACAAGCATTTTATTAACGAGCTTCTGGTGGGCGATGGGTAGGGTCAAGTCGTAAATGTCGGCGTTGAGCTGGTCGCCAGGCGTGATAGCCCCGCCACGCCCCAGATTCACCCAGGGATTATAGTTAGGCACCGAGTAGCTGTAAGCCGTCTCTAAAAGGCCGCGCCACATATCGAGGTCACACTTAGCCCGGGTGCGCCGATCCATCAAAGAATTTATATTTATCTGGGGCTTAGGCTGCCCGGCTCTCATTAGAGCGAATACATTCGGGCCTTCCTTGCGTTTAAACAAGGCATTAACATTTGTCGCCATTAGCTTAGCATCCTTGCTATTGCTATTAACCTAGTAAGCCGGAACCCCCTAACAGGTTGCTACTTGAGTCCGACTCGAAGAATCCGCCACCACGGGCGCGTAGGGATCGAAAAAGGATTTTTTGGGCACGCATGGCGTTTCGTTCCGCCTGCTTTCTTAATTGGTTTGTCTGCTCTCTTAATAGGTTTGCCTGCTCTCGTGAGGCTTCCGCTGCCGCATTTGCGGCTCGTCTCGCTCTTTTACCGCCTGCCATTGTTGTTTCAGCCTTATCCCAGGTACGTGTGCCTTCACCAGCCTACAGTATAACTGATAGGGTGTGATTATCAACGGCCAGTATACCCCTAGAAGGTACTGCATAACGGACACGCAGCTAATCAATCCAAGTCTGGGGTAGGTATTCACTTCTTTTTCGTTGTGCGCGACAGTCAACCTTATAACGGTGGACGTAGGGTTCTGGTCTAGGAAGGGTGTAATTATATCGGCGTGAAACCCTGCGGGTAGGATCGTAGCAATAAAATTTTTGCGGGATGGGTCTACGCATATCCAGCCTAGAGCTTGCCTTTCAAGGGCAAAACAGTGCTTAAAACCTTTCTTAAATAAGGCGCTACAGAGATAACTCTGGTCGGCCTGAAAGATTAAGTATATGTCTCTCTCTGCTTCAGCGTCATAAAGGACGGTCATAGTCTAACCACGATTCGGATTACTTTGTCTTTATTGGTGCCACGCCAAACCCGGCGCAGCACCTTTTCATTCTGTTTGATGATGATTTCTGAGCTTACCTCACTGATGATGTCAGTGTGCAGCTTAGATACCCGCGTTTT